AAGAGAGATTAGAAAGTACAAGGAAGCAGTTGCAGATCTTAAGGGTCAGCTTGTTGAAATGAATCTTTTCAACGCTAAGCTTCTTTACGCTAACAAATTGATGCAAAACAAAGATTTAACCATGAAGCAGCAGAAGGCTATTGTCGAGGCTCTGGATAATGCTAAGACCCTTCGTGAAGCAAAGCTTCTTTTTAAGAGTTTGACGGAGTCCCTCAACCGAAGAACTGGTTCTAAAAAGTTAACTGAGGGATCATTGAGAACTATCGGATCTTCTTCCAGATCAACCCGTTCGGCAGCACCAACGCCGGCAAACAGTGGGTCTGAGGCGGATAGATGGGCAGTTCTAGCTGGATTAACTAAAGACATTAAAAAATAAGGAGAAAAAAATGTCAACGTTTTCATTGGAGCAGCTGACTGAAGGAATCCGCCAGAGACATCTCGGATCTCAGAACGTTCAGCTCGTAGAAAAGTGGGCTCGTACGGGTCTTCTTAGAGGACTCGATGGAGTCAAAAGAGAGAACATGGCTCGTCTCATGGAGAATCAGGCAAGCCAGGTTCTTAAAGAGCAATCATCTCTCTCAACAGGTGGGGGAAACCTTGCCAACAGCGGCGACATGCGTGGTTTCACGAACATTGCTTTCCCGATCGTAAGAAGAGTTTTCGGAGGCCTTATTGCTAACGATCTCGTAAGCATTCAGCCAATGAGCCTTCCTTCAGGACTGTTGTTCTACTTGGACTACACAAGAGGAACAGTCGTAGGTGATGTTTCGGGCCAAGGAGCTAAGTATAATACTGGATCATCAGTTTATAATAGTCCAGTAGGATCCTCAGTTCAAGCAGGATCTGATGCTGTCGGAGGTCAGTTTGACCTTGCGGGATTGGCTTTCTCTAGAGCACACAAGACAGACACAGCTCTAAAAGCGGAAATTTTGTTCACTGGATCATTTGGATCGGACGCCGCTTTAAGTGGGAATCGAGACGCAACATGTCTACACGCTACAGGATCAGACGCGAAATTTTTGCAGTTTGACCCGCAGATCCTTGCCGCGATCGAGAGTAATGCAAATCCAGGTATTGCACCGGGTAATGGTACATACAAGTTCATGATCGTTGATACAGCTGCTATGCCAAATCTCGACGGAACTCTTGTGAAGGAAGTTGCTGCTATCGCAACAGACGGAGATGAAGCAGCAGTCGAACTCAAGCCGATCGGAAACGATGCAAACGGCAATCCGATCCAGGAAGGTACTGCTGTTCTGAACGTCAGACGTTTGAATCAACTTGGAAGATTCTCAGGTGGTGTCTTTACTCCTGATCCTCTTGTTTCAATTACCCACGCTGATGCAGCTGTATTGATGGTTGTGTCAGGTGCAGTTGACAACGATAAGGACCGACCGGCGGACGGCAAGGTTACATTAGCATATCCGATGTCTGCAGAACTTGCTTCATCTGATGGTAGCTCATTGGTTGTTCCTGCTTTCGAATCTAACTTCGGAACAGATCCTTCACCTGAGATCCCAGAGATCGATATCAAGGTCGAGGCACTTCCAGTTGTTGCCCAGACACGTAAGTTGAGAGCACGTTGGTCACCAGAGCTTGCTCAGGATCTTAACGCTTACCACAGCCTTGACGCTGAGGTTGAGTTGACCCAGATCCTTTCAGAGCAGATTGCTCTTGAGATCGACAGAGAGGTTCTTAACGATCTTCTCACACAAGCTGGTGCTGCCAACTACTACTGGTCACGTGCACCAGGTCGTTTCTTGAACAAGGAAACAGGTGCGGTTTCTAGCGTTGGTACTTTCACTGGTACAGTTCGTGAGTGGTATGAGACTCTCGTAGAGACGATCATCGACGTCGCAAACCAGATCCACAGAAAGACACTTCGTGGTTCCGCTAACTTCATTGTTGTTGGACCAGACGTTGCTACTATCCTTGAAGCAAGCGTTCTTTACAAGCCATCATACAGCCTCGACGGTGACGGACAGGTTAGTGGCATGGTAATCGGCGCTGAGAAGGTTGGTACCCTTTCAAATCGTTTCACGGTTTACAAGGACCCTTACTTCCCACGCAACAAGGTTCTTGTTGGTTACAAGGGCGGAAGCTACCTGGAGACAGGATACGTTTACGCTCCGTACGTACCGCTGATCGTTACTCCAACGATCTTCGCACCAGAGGACTTCACCCCACGTAAGGGTGTCATGACTCGCTACGGTAAGAAGATGGTTAGAAGTGACTTCTACGGTACCGTTACATGCGCCGACATGAGCGTGATCTAATAAAAATTTAGATCAAAATGTATCTGGGGCGTCCTGAAAAGGACGCCCCTTTTTTTTTGAGAAGAGACTGAAAAATCTATCATACTTAAAAGAGTTATGCCTAAGAAATTCAAACAAACACAATCTGTATTGGGAGAGTTAAAATCTCTGGTTGACGTACTTACTGATAGAGATGTACAGATCAAAAGAGACTTTCGACTTTTTGAGGATTTCCTAGAAAACTTTCCCGTACCTGTCAGTATGTGGTCTGCAAATTTGTCCGGAGAAATTTTAACAAAGAGAAACAAAGGATTCTTTTGCAAAGAAGGAAAAACTCTTCTGGAGGTTTTTGACTGTCCTGATCTTGGTGATAAGATCATGAAAACACACATCAATTCTTCCAAGTCATCAAACAGTATTCTAGTCCAAAAAGCCGATCGATCTTACTATGTGACCATCGCACCCAGGAGAGATGATCACGACACGGTCATAGGAGTTTCTGGAATTGCGTGGGATGTCTCTTCTAACAACTTCATATTAAACACCTTGATAGAGATTAAAAGTCTCACAGAGTCAAAATCTGGAACTCATGAAGATATTTTGAAAAAGGTGAACGAGGCGATTGGCAAAAGTCAACTATTTTCTTTAATGACCGCGGGAGGAAGTGATGTCAAGTGATTCGAATCAGAACGGATGGAACGAGTATTCACGGTTAGTCCTGAAGGAGCTTGAGAATCTTGCTAGCAATATTGACGGATTGAAAGAAGAGCTTCAAGAAGTCAAGCAAGAAATTGCAAAGATGCAGGTAAGGGAAGACAAGGTCGATGAGCTTCGAGCCTGGAAAGAAAAAGTCGATGATGTCGTTTCACCTACTCAACTCTCTGTTTTAGTTAAAGAAGTTGAGGATCTTAAGATGTTTAAGACGAAGGCAATCACGACCTTTGCAGTCGTGCAGTTTCTCATGGCACTTTGGGCTTGGTCTCAAAAATTTATGCAATAATCTTCAAAAACAGAGCAAACATTTTTATCTTAATGAAATGTCCACACGATTTGTTTTGATCACTCATGTGTAAGTCACGTCAAGTGTGATAATTATAGTTAGTGAGGTTTCCATGTCTAGATTTGTTGATATTTTAAATCCTACGCCCTTTGGTTTCTTCGATTCTGATAACGACTTTCAGTCAGAAGCTGATTCTATTGTCACGTTTGTTAAAAGAAAGCTGGGTGATGATATCTTAAGTGTAGAACTTACCAAGAGACAGATTTGGGCATGCCTAGAAGAATCTGCTCTAGAATACAGTTCAATCATAAATCAGTATCAAGCTAAATCACAGTTAGCCAATCTTCTTGGAGGGCCAACTGGTTCGCTTGACGGATCAGAGCAGAAGTTCCCTAGAGAGAATTTGGAATTCATGCTTAGAAGAGCAGAACCTTATTCTATGGAAGCAGGAATGGGTGGTTCTTATAATATGCTTTCTGGTTCCATTGCGCTAGAGAAGGGAAAGCAGGATTATGATCTGTATTCTGATCTAAAGGATTCAGCAGGTACTGCACTTTTTGACAACGAGAAAAATAACCCAAAAACTAAGATGAAGGTTATGGAGGTTTTTCACTTCAGTCCACAGGCAGCTTATAGATTTTTTGATACAACATCTGCTATAAACTACTTAAACAACGAGTTTAGCTTCGAATCATTTACTCCAGAGACAGTATTTTATGTTCTTCCGGTTTTCGAAGATGTGCTTAGAGGCGGAATGCTAGATATGTCTTCAAGAGTAAGAAGGAGCAATTATTCTTACAAGATAACAGGCACAAAGATCAGAATTTTTCCAACGCCTACAAACTCTGAACCGCAAAACCTATTCATCAGAGTTCATTTTTCTCCCGACCCTTTAAATCCTTCTTTTTCTGATGCATCTATTGAGGGAATTAGTAATCTTTCTAACATACCTTATGGGAGACTACAATACAATAGAATTAATTCTATTGGTAGGCAGTGGATCAGACAATATGCACTTGCACTCTCTAGAGAGCTCTTAGGATTGATAAGATCCAAGTTTACTTCTGTTCCAATACCAGGAGCAGATCTTCAGCTTAACGGATCAGATCTGATATCCCAAGGAAGAGAAGATAAAGAAAACTTGAAAACAAAGTTAGGCGATATGCTTGAAGAGTTGACTTATGATAAGATGCTAGAGTCAGAAGCTTCTGCAGCAGAAAATCTACAAAGAATTCTTAGACAAATTCCTATGCCTAACGGCAAAGCTATTTCGATGGGATAATATAGATGGCAAGGCTTTTCATAACTCCTAGGGAAATAGATCTTATATCTGATCTTACTAAAGAGGTAATAAAGGATGTCTCGGGACAAAAAGTCTATTATTATAGGGTCCGAGAGGAACTAAGCAACGTTCACGATGTCTATGAAGAGTCTCCTGATAAGATATTTGACCCACCCGTAGAAATAGAAGCGAGGGTTGAATATCTTCCAGAAGAAATAAGAACGAATCGTTTTGGTAACGAGGAATTCTACACGATCAATGTCTTTTTTCATGAAAGAGATCTGCTTGACAGAGATATCGATGTTCGATCTGGAGACTATTTTAGTTATGGTGACGTGTTTTTCGAAATAACTAGTGCTGTTGTCGAATCAAATGCGTTCGGCCAGATTGAACACGCAATCGGTGTAAAGGTGACAGGAAAGCAAGCACGAATAGGCCAGATTGACAAAACTCCTCATGGCCCCACTAGCGAACAATACACAGACGAAGGATCAGTCCAAGAAACATTTGTTCAGCAGAGAGGGTTTGAGGAAAATAGGTTAGGAAAAACAGAAGATAAGCGACAACTTCAAGAAGACGGAATTCTTGACGCTCCAATATCTGGACCGAAAGAAGTTTCTAAAAAGTCATCTGATGACGAAGATGCTATAAAGTCTTCATTTTACGGAGATGAGTAATGTCTACAAGGTATTATAAAAACAAGAACGATTCATATTCACAAAATGCTGGGTATGAAGGGTCAAATATACCAGATGATTTTGATATTCCTTCTTGCACAATCGAAGATGTTGATAGAGCTCTTTTTGATCTGTTTGATAAACAAATGCCATTTACATACGAGCATAAACAGGGGACAAAAAGAGCACCGGTAATTTTCGCATCAGGAGAGAGATTTGCCGTTCTGAGGAGAAAAGAACCTTTAAGAGACAAGGCAGGTGCCCTTATCCTTCCCCTGATATCAATAATGAGGACAGGAATTTCTCAATCACCGACCATGGGCGCAGGGACAGCTCAGAACGTCCCTATGGTTATTAGGAAAAAGCTTTCAAAAAAAGATCCTACATACCAGCGTTTATTAAACAAAATGGGACTTAAGAATTCTGATGATTTACCTTCTTCGAATTCTTTTCAAGACAGAGAAAACAATCCTAACCAACATGCAGCTCCAGGAAAGAATGCATCAAGACGAGACACAGGTTTTCCAGATACAGAAAAATCTCTAGACCCGGGTCTTGGAAAGAACATCTACGAAATAATTGAGATGCCCCCTCCCAAATATTTTACTGCTTCATATGAAGTTACGCTATGGGCGCAGTATACGCTGCAAATGAATGACATGATAACAGCAATGATGTCACTGTATCAATCATACTCACAAAGGACTTTTCAGCTAGAGACGCCTAAAGGATATTGGTTTGTTGGATACGCTTCAGATGATCTAAGTCCCGGAAACAATTTCGATGAGTTCACGGATAATGAGCGCTTAATCCGTTACTCTTTTACAATGACAGTTCCGGGTTACATTGTGAATCCAAAGTTTCCAGGGAGTCAAAGTGCTCTAAGACGATACTATTCCTCTCCGGAGATAAAATTTGAGGGAATCATATCTGATAACAAGGAATTTAATCCTAACATCCCGGCCGGCATTTCTTCAAATAATCCGAATGACTATATTCTAGAAGATTTAAGGTCTGTTGATGAGCCTCTCCCGGGACAAAGTATAACTGGACAAAAGTTTGCAGCTTCAGATTCTCGTAGTATATTTAATGGAAGACGAGGCGCGCAAAACCCTGATTTGGAAACTAATGCCTTAGTCGGTGGCGCTTACTCCGATGACAACAGGACAAGGATTGTTGAATACGAACAGGATCCACTCACAGGAAAGAATATCACCAAACAGGTTCACGTCAAAACGAGAACAAACAGAAAAGGTGAGACTGTCTTAAGAGTAGTTCTTGATTAGATTTTTGATACGAACATGATAATTAAAAAATGCATAGAAAGCTCTAGGAGATACGATGGCTGAGCAAACATTTAGATCACCCGGTTTTTTTGAACAGGAGATAGATCTCTCGTCGAGACAAATAACGCCTGTCGGAACCCCTGCAGGTGTAATTGGCACTGCAGAATTCGGTCCTGCATTTGTCCCCGTAACTGTAGGATCGTTCGCAGATTTCGAATCTAGATTTGGAACACTACACCCAGATAGATTTGGTCCGTATGCTGTAAGAGAATTTTTAAAGCATCGAACATCATTGACTTATATGAGAGTCCTAGGCGCCGGCGCCAATGAGTCTATCGCAGACATTGGAAATACAGAACAATATGGCTACGTGAAAAATGCAGGATTCAGAATCTCAGGATCAGAAGTAACTGCCAACAATTCTTCTAAGGGTGATGTTTTCTTTTTAACAGCTGAGCATGAACCTGTCACACATGAAGCAGCTGCATATTCAGTCTTTACAGACAATCAAAGTACTGGAGACGCCGATGTTCAACTCGTTCGAGGCGTGATTTTTACGACAACAGATGCAACAATCCAATTACTTGATCATGATCAACAGTACACGACAACAGATGCCAAAGTAGCTGGAGCTGAAGTAGGTAAAATCGGAAGTCAGCTTTCTGAGACCAAATATTTTAAAATGGTGGTAAGTGCTTCTGGAGCATCATTTTCTAACGACGATGGAAATCCAGGGATTAGAATTCTCACAGCTTCACTTGATCCAAAAGACGGTCATTACATCAGCAGAGTTTTGAACACAGATCCTCTTAAGTTTCAGGAAACAAAACATTTGCTTTATCTTGACTATGCAGTCGAACATGAACTTGCTCCTATTAAAGCGTCCGCCGGCGTTGATACAGTTGGATTAGCATCGGGTTCTTTGTCAACCTTAGCCAGTGGATTTAACGCTCAGCACGTTTACGGAAGATATGATACGAGATACACAACACCGAAAACTTCTAATTTCATATCACAGCCTTACGGAAAGAAGGAATACGATCTCTTTCACTTCGAGACCATTACAGACGGAGCGTATGCTAACGATAAATTTAAGATATCGATAGCGAATTTGAGAGCGTCTACAGATCCAAACAATCCATTTGGAACTTTTGAAGTCCAGCTTCGAGCTTTTGATGACAAGGATACATCCACACAGATAATTGAGAGGTATTCTGAATGTGACCTCAATCCAAGAAGCGAAAGATATGTCGCCAAAGTTATTGGTGACAAAAAAGTAAGATACGATTTTGATCAAGAAGATCCTGCTGAACGTCGTCTTGTTATTTCAGGAAAATATCCGAACATCTCTTCAAGAATAAGAATTCAGATGAATTCACAAGTTGAAAGTGGTGAGGTTCCTAGAGACGCACTTCCTTTTGGATTTAAGGGGATTCCTGTCATAAAGACAACAGATTCACTCACAGATTCACTCACAGCTCTTACCGGTACATACGGAAAGCCGATAGGAAACGCCGGGACGGATCGTCTGCACACCTCCGCAGGAGCGGCGGATCTCGCTAACGCAATTGTACCTCCTCTTCCACACAGATTTAAAGTCACTCGAGGTGAAGGAAATGCCTCAGCGACTTGGCCAGGGCAACCCGGCACAAATGAGAGAGTGGACGGAAGATTCTACTGGGGTGTTAACGTTCATAGAATACCCACATCTGATGCTGTTACCAACCCAGTGTTAAATTCCAACGTGGGTAACACAGTAAATGAACTGGTAAGATCTTACACGAAATTTCAAGGAATCGAAAAGCTTGACAGCTTAGTGACAGGATCGGGTGCAGATGAGTTCAATTCTAATAAGTTTACACTTGCAAGAGTAGCTTTTTACAATGCAACTTCGAACAACACGCTCAGCGATTTGGACACAGCATTCACAGGTTCTTCGAGCGAACACATGCTTGAAGCTGCTTACATCCGAAACGGAGCGCCTGATAGAAATACATACACAGTTTCGGATGGCACAGTTAGCAACAGATTTACGCTAGCTTCTTTGATTCACAAGAATGCAGTCCTGTTCAATAGATTCACAACATACGCTAAGTTTACTAATGTTTTCCACGGGGGCTTCGATGGTCTTAACATCCTTGACAAGGACCTCTATCTTCTCCGTGACAGAGCATTTTCTTCGGATACAGGAGGTCTATCTCAGGAATCAACAGGACCGACTGGGATGCCTTTAGTGGGAAATAAAAATCAAGGTGGTTTCGGAAGAAAGAGCAATTCTAATGCCACTCTTCGAAGTGCTGTTGATATCATGACTGATCCAATGTCCTCAAATATCAACATACTTGCAATCCCAGGTGTTAGAGAGACTTTCGTAACAGACCATGCACTGGAAAAAGTCAGAGATTATTCAAAAGCCATTTATCTCTTAGATTCATTGAAGTACGACGAAGCCGGAAATAGACTTTACGATGACAGTACAGCGAAGGTTGATGTTAGAGAAACTTCTGAACAGTTTGAAAGTAGAGCAATTGACAATAATTACGGTGCAACGTACTTCCCGGATGTACACATAGAAGATCCAGTTAACAACAGAGTTGTTAAAGTTCCGTCGTCTGTGGCAGCTATGGGAACTCTTGCTTTCAACGATAAAGTATCATTTCCTTGGTATGCACCGGCAGGTTTCAACAGAGGAGGAATGGACTTTGTCTCTAATGTTGAGTCTAGATTGACGTCTGCAGACAGAGACACTTTGTATGACGCAAGAATCAATCCGATAGCCGTTTTCCCGAACAATGGTTTCGTGATTTTCGGCCAGAAGACGCTCCAGTTTGCAAAATCTGCTCTAGATAGAGTGAACGTAAGACGTCTCATGTTGGAGATCAAGCGTCAGGTGTCAAGTGCGGCTGATAGATTCTTGTTTGAGCCTAATAACGCAGCAACTCGCTCAAGATTTGTGAATCAAGTAACACCTCTTCTTGCGTTAATTCAGTTACAGGCAGGAATAGAGCAATTTAAAGTTATTTGCGATAGCACGAATAACACAGCACAAGATGCAGAACAAAATAGAATGAATGGTAGAATCGTTGTTGTTCCAACGAGAGCGGTAGAATTTATTTCAATCGACTTTGTCATAACAAACAGCGGCGTAACCTTCGAGTAAAGAATAAGTAAGAATATGAAGCAATTCCAGGAGAAAGCTCAATGACACAACTAACATTCAAGAGTCCGGGCGTAAGCACTAGGGAAATAGACTTAAGTGGCCCGACTGCAATTCAACCTACCGGTGTTCCAGCTGGTGTTATAGGAACAGCAGTTCGAGGTCCTGCTTTCGTGCCTATTACGGTCGCGACGTTTCAGGATTTCATTTCAAAATTCGGAAACTCAGACGGAGAAAAGTTTGGTCCTCTTGCTATGCGTGAGTGGTTGAATAACGCAAATGCAGGAACATATGTTAGACTTCTTGGTGTTGGAGACGCAAAGAAAAGAACTTCGTCAGGAGATAATTCTGGTAAAGTTACGAATGCTGGGTTCGTCGTAGGGTCTGAGCAAGTCCAGGGTAATGGAAACGTCGGAGCAAATCCTTACGCAACCTCCGGAGGTTCCTTGGGTAGAACTTACTTTTTAGGTGCTTTCCACTCTGAGTCAAACGGAAGTAACTTTCTTCAAGATGCAGGAATTCAGACTGACGACGCTCATCCTCTTATAAGAGGAATTATAATGACGCCCAGCGGCGTTCTTGCGACCCTCGGGTCAATTGTAGCGGGCACCAAAAACATTCCAAATGCAACAACTCCAGGTGGATCAACGTTTGGTGACGTTGAAACAGCATCTTCTAAACAAGAATTTTCTTTAATGTTGAACGGTCATGTAGAATCAGACACATCTACAAACGTGATAACAGCATCGTTTGATCCACAGGCACCGAATTATTTCGCAAAGGTTTTTAATACAGATGCTACACGTATCGAAGAGATGGGGCATTACCTTTATAGCTCATACGATATTTATCAGACACAATGTGTCATAACGGCATCAGGTGTAACAGGACATGACGACACACTCGTCGCCGGATACACTGGGTCAGTTGAAGCAGCATTTCTCTTATCAGGATCAGCTAATAGAAACAGTGGATCATCTACTACATCAACACAAGTAGGAGTTCCTAGCTTTGAAAACTTTGAGGATCGATTTAGAACTGCATACTCACCTTTTGTGATATCACAAAAATTTGGTGGTGTTAACAAGAACATCTTTAAGATACACGCCTTAGACGACGGCAGAGCCGGATCAGATGCTTTTAAGATTACAATTGAAAACATCCAAGCATCTACTAACGAAAATAATCCTTACGGCACCTTCGACCTCGCAGTTAGGTATTTCGCTGATAGCGATTCAGAGCCAGTTGTTCTAGAAAGATTTGCCGGACTTGATCTCAATCCATCAAGTGATAATTTCGTTGCAAGAAGAATCGGTGATACACATACATACTACGATTTTGACAAATCCGCCGGAAGTCAAAAGTTGGTCATTGATGGATCTTATCCAAATGTATCAAATTACATAAGGATTGAGCTTTCAAGTGATCTGAGGGACAACGCTCTTAACGATACAGCACTTCCTGTAGGTTTTAGAGGGCTTAATCACCTAGTCACTTCAGGCTCAGCGTCTGGAGGATCCAACTCAATTCTTTCAGGAACTGATTGGAATACCCGAGGGGGTTCT